CTGGGATTTGTTGTTATCGGGCGAGACGGCGGAACGGCGCAAAATGCGTTTCGTGCCGGGTGAATTATCCCGAAACTTTAAGGAGACGAAGCAGCCGCCGTTGAAAGACGTTTACGATGAATGGCTGGCACGCGTCGTCTGCTTTGCGTTTAGCGTCGAGCCTACGCCGTTCGTGGCGCAGGTAAACCGAAGCGTGGCAGAGACGAGCCGTGAGCAGTCGTTATCCGACGGCATGAGCAGTCTGAAGAACTGGGTAAAAGCCCTGATTGATGACGTACTTGCCCGTTATATGGATATGGCGGCGTATGAGTTTGTCTGGAAGGAAGAGGAATCACTCAACCCGAAAGAGCAGGCAGAAATCTACGCTATCTACAAAAACGCAGGCATTTTAACCGCCGACGAAATCCGCGCCGAACTGGGCAAAGAGCCGTTGCCGGAACAAGAACAGCCTGAACCAAATAAGCAAGACGACCAACAGCCCGAAGAGCAGCCGAACCAAGAAGCCGAAAAGCTGGGAAAGTCGGAAAGCCCAATGAGCGAAGCCGAAGCCGCCGCGCTTATTGAGGCTTATTTGCTGACGCGCGTGGACGGCTTGGCTGGGCAAATCGCCGCGCTGATTGATGGTGCTGCTGTTGACTGGCAGGCTGAAGACCTGATCGCCGAGCTAAACCGGGTAGCGAAAATCGTTACCGACGGTTTGGACTTTGGTGACTGGGCGGGCTTGTCCGATGTGGTCGAGCCGATAATCAGACGCGCGGCGGAAGATGGGGCGGTTGCCGCTTTGTTGCAGGTTATGCCTGACCCTGCTGTCGGCATGATTACGAACATCCGCAGCCGTGCCGTCAAATGGGCGCATGACCGCGCCGCCGAAATGGTCGGCATGAAGTGGGTAGGCGGCGAGCTTATCCAAAATCCTGCCGCCGAGTGGCAAATCACAGAGGGAACGCGCGAAATGATACGCGCCCAAGTGGTCGAGGCCATGCAAAACGGCGACAGCGTGCAGGAGTTGGCGGGTCGCCTGAAAGAATCCCATGCCTTTAGTAATGCCCGCGCCCGTACCATTGCCCGAACTGAGACGGCGATAGCGGATAACACAGGCAACTTGATAGGCTGGGCGGAAACAGGGCTTGTTGCCGGAAAGCGGTGGATAACCGCTGAAGACGACAAGGTATCAGAAATCTGCAACACCAACGGCAAGATGGGCGTGATTGGGCTGCATGAGCATTTCGCACATGGCGGCATGACACCGCCTGCCCACCCTAATTGCAGATGTACGGTCGTGCCTGTTTTGGCAGATGATATGCCAAAAGTTTAGTTTTTACTGGTGGTAGTGATGGGTTTGCCGCTCTCTTTACGGGGGCGGCTTTTTTTGGAGTACAGAATGGCAAAGTTATACGCAGAAATCGCCAAGATGGAAGCGCAGGACGACGGCACCGTCAAAGTTTGGGGTTACGCCTCAAGCGAAGCGGTCGATTCGGACGGCGAAGTCATCGCGGCGGAAGCTATGAAAGCGGCCATTCCCGACTATATGAAGTTTGGCGCGGTGCGTGAAATGCACGGCTCAAACGCGGCGGGAACGGCTATTGAGATTAATGTAGAAGACGACGGGCGCACGTTCTTTGGCGCGCATATCGTTGACCCTGTTGCCGTGACGAAAGTCAAAACAGGCGTTTACAAAGGCTTTTCAATCGGCGGCAGCGTTACCGCCCGCGACGAGTTGAATAAGTCGCAAATTACGGGCTTGAAGCTGACAGAAATCAGCCTTGTTGACCGCCCTGCTAATCCCGACGCGGTGTTTACCTGCTTTAAGGCGGACAAGCCCAAAGACGATGAAGAAACGGCAGATAAGGACGACGAGTCAGCCGACAAAGCCGATGAAACGTCCGCCGACGATGCCGAAAAGGCAGACGGCGATAAGAAAGATGACAAAGAAGACGACAAGAAAGACGAAGCTGAGAAATCGGCAAGCGTCGAATTGTCCGCATCTGAAATCGCCATCTTGAAAGCGGTCTTGGCGAAAGCTGAAAAGTCGAAAGACGAGCCTGTCGCTAAATCGATGTGGCAAGTCAAATCGTTAGCCGATGTGTTGGCGTCACTGAAATGGCTGATTGAGGACGCTATCTATGACGATGTGGACGTGGCTGTTATCGCGCAAATCAAAGAATCAGCGGGCAGCCTCGCCGAATCGCTGAAAGCCTTGACGGTAAGCGAAGCCGACAAGCTGGTCGATGGTTTGGCAGCCAAAGCCGATAAATCAGACGACCTTGCCAAAGCCGAATCGGCGGACGAATTGGCAAAAGCGCAAGACGCGCTGAAGAAATCGAATGACGCCCTTGCCAAAGCTCAGGCGGAAATCGAAAGCCTGAAGAAACAGGCAGCCCCGCCGAAAGGTAGCACTAAAGCTATCAGTAAGGCAGAAGATAACGGTGAAGACCCTTTAAACGGTTTTCAGCCGATTGTAAAGAATGACGGTTCGCTTGATGATGTGGCAACACTCGTCAAGGCAGCACACGCAGGCCGTCTGTAACACCGCTTACAGGCGGTTTTTTATTTTTTGGGAGCTTTATAAATGAACGTGAATCAAATCACTCAAGAAACGCTTGAACTGATGAAATCAGCGCAAGCAGGCGGCGAGCCGCTGAATAAAGGTTTTACTCAGCCGACCAGTTTTACCACTGGTCTGCAAACCTATGACCTTTCCGCGCCGTCTCAAAAACTCTATCCGGTATTGACCCCGTTGCGTAACCGTATCCCCCGTGTGGGCGGCGGTCGCACCATCGGGTCAAACTGGAAAGCCATCACTAATATCAACGTCGGCAACCAACGCGCAGGTATCAGCGAAGGTAAACGCGGCGGTGTCATCAACCATGAAATCGTTGAACGAAACGCCCAATTCCGCGCCATCGGCTTGGAAAACCAAGTAACCTTTGAAGCGGATTACGCGGCACGCGGTTTCGAGGACGTAAAAGCGTTGGCGGTTGCCCAAACTCTGCAAGCGACTATGGTTGCTGAAGAAATGATTTTGCTGGGTGGTAACACCAGCCTGAAAGCAGGCGTTACCCCTACCCCGACCGCTGTCGCATCTAACGACACTCTGGGCAAAATCAGCACGTCCACCCTGTCCATTGTCTGCGTGGCTTTGGGCTTGCAGGCGTACTGGGACGTAGCAGGCGCAAATAACGGCGCAATCGGTCAAAGCCTGAACATCAAAACTGCTCAAGTCCCTGCCAAAATCACGCGCCAAAACGCTGACGGCACTACCGATACATTCGGCGGCGGCTCTGCCCAAAAATCAGCGGCGGCCTCCGTTTCGGGTGTTGGTACAGGTAAAAAAGTAACCGCTATGATTCCAGCCGTTCGCGGCGCGGTTGCCTACGCTTGGTACTGGGGCGCGGCTGGCTCTGAAAAACTGGGCGCGATTACCACTGCCGCTAAAGTGGACATCTTGGCAGACGCCGAGGGTACTCAAACCGCTGCTTCCCTGCCGTCTGAAGACAATTCCACTTCCGTTTTGGAATTTGACGGCTTGTTGACCCAAATCGCCCTGCCTGATTCAGGCGCGTTCTGGTCTGACAACAAAGGCAACGGCTTGACCTCCGACGGCGCAGGCGGTGTGTATGAGTTTGAAGAAGCGTTCGCGCATTTCTTCACTAAATACCGAGTATCCCCTGATACCATCTACGTCAACGCCCGCGACTTGGCTGCGCTGACCAAACTGATTATCGGCAACGGTGGCGCGCCGCTGATTAAGCTGAAAGTGGACATCGACAATGCCGCGAACATCCGCGCAGGCGTGGTGGTCGGCTCGTACCTGAACAAAATCACAGGCGACGAATTGAACATCGTGGTACACCCGAACTTGCCGGCTGGTACTTACCTGTTCTACTCGAGCCGTTTGCCTGCCTACGTTCAAGGTGTCGGCAATCTGCTGCAAGTGCGCACGCGCCAAGAGTATTATCAAATTGAATGGCCGCTGCGTACCCGTATGTATGAATATGGCGTTTACGCTGACGAAGTGTTGCAAGGTATGTTCATGCCTGCGTTTGGTATGATTACCAACGCCGCCTAATCCTAACAAGGCCGTCTGAATTTAGGCGGCTTTTTCTTTTGGAGAATCGAAATGACAGAAATGGTTAAATTACAAGCCCCCGAAGGCTTTACCGATGTTTCCTTTGGCAGCCAAAGCTACACAGTGGGCGAAGACCGCATCGTGGAAGTGCCGTCAGAAGCAGCGCAATTCTTGTATCAGTTCGGCTTTGGCAACGTTGCGGCTGAAACTGCCGAAACTGAAGAGCCTGAAAAAGCCAAGCGCGGACGCAAAGCGAAAGCCGAGCAGCCAGCAGAGCAGCCAGTCGAACAAGCCGAACCTGTTGAGGCGGTAGAGCTTGCCGAAGCCGAACAGGCTGAAGCCGAGCAAGCCGCCGAACCTGAAAAGGCTGAATAACGATGACCGCCCTTGTCTCTCTTGAGTTGTTCAAACAGCGGCTAGGCGTTACCCACGACAAGCAGGACGGATATTTTCAAACCCTGCTTGACGGGGTATCGGCGGCTGTTGAAGCCTACATCGGGCGCAAACTGAAAGCGGCGGACTACGTCGAGCGTTACAACGGCAACGGCAAAAACCGTATCGTCCTGAATCAATATCCCGTCCTGTCCGTATCGTCCGTGAAAATCAACGGGCGTATGGCGAACGACTGGGATTTTGATAACTGGCTGCTGATTCGTCATGCCTGTTTCGCACAGGGAATCCGAAACGTCGAGGTGTCGTACCGCGCGGGCTATGAAACCATACCCGCCGATATTCAGGAAGCCATCTTGATTATTGCAACGCAGCGGATGAACGAAATCGAGAACAAGGGCGTGCAGTCGAAAACGCTTGCAGGCGAGACCATCGCTTTTTCTACGTTCAGCGATTCGGGCGGTATGCCGCCGTCTGCGTTTGCGATACTCAACGAGTACAAACGGAAAGGCGTGTAATGCTTAGGATGGAGTTTATCGGCGGCGATGTTTTGGCAGCGGTGTTGCGTTCCTACGGCGACAAAGTTCAGACGGCTATTGTGCAGTCTGTCGGTCGGTCGGCGTTACGTTTGCAGCGTGAGGTTATGCAAAACCGCTTGTCGGGGCAGGTGTTGAATGTACGGACGGGCAATCTGCGTCGGTCGATACATCAACAGGTAACCAGTTCGGGCGGCGCGGTAATCGGCGAGGTAAACACGAACGTCCGCTACGGCAAGGCACATGAATATGGTTTTGCCGGGACGGTCAATGTGAAAGCCTCTTTGCGGCAGGTTCGCCAAGCGTTCGGACGCCCGCTGAAATCTCCGCGATACGTTCAGGTGCGCGCGCATTCCCGTAATGTCCGCCTGCCTGAACGGTCGTTCCTGCGGTCGGCTTTGCGCGACATGAAGCCGATGATTGAAACGGATTTGCAAAAATCCATTGAGGGGGCATTGCGATGAACCGCGAAGCGATTTATTCCGCGCTGTGGGCAAAGCTGGACGCATTGGACGGCTTTGTAACCAAAAGCCGCAAACTGTTGCACTGGAACGACGTGAAACGCTACGACCAGCCCGCGTTATTCATGGCGCAGGGCGATATGCAGGCAGTAACGTTGACAGGGCAGGAAACCAAGTGGATTTTGCGCGTCGATGTGTATCTGTACGTCCAAACATCAGGCGAGCCGCCCGCGCCCATTATGAATCCACTGATTGACGCGGTGTGCGATACCGTGAACGCCGTCCACCCTATCACGGGCAAGACGGCTTTGGTGGTCGATGGTGCGGACATTGAGTATTGCCGCGTCGAGGGTACAGTGGAAACAGACGAAGGAACGCTTGGCGAGCAGGCGGTCTGTATTATCCCGATTATGATTTGCGCCGCGTAATGCGGTTTTATTTTGGAAAGGAAATGTCATGCAATTGACGTTTGGTAGTGGCGAAGTGTTCGCTGAAATGATTACGGATGCCTATGGCAACTATGTACAGAACGCAACGCCCGTGCGAATCATGGGCTTGCAAGAAATGTCTGTTGACTTGTCGGCAGAACTGAAAGAGTTCTACGGTCAAAACCGCTTTGCTTTGGCGGTTGCGCAAGGTAAGGTCAAAGTGTCGGGTAAATTCAAAGGCGCACTGATTAACGGTCTCGCCCTGAATACCCTGTTCTTCGGCGCGGAATATGCGACCGGTACGATGAAAGCCCTTTGGGCGGATGTAACGGGCAAAGCGATTCCATCAAGCGGCGCATATACCGTACAAGCAGCCGCGCCGAATGGCGGACACTTCGTTGAGGACGCGGGCGTGATGGGTAGCGACGGCACGGCATACATCAAGGTCGCCAGCAATCCGCAGGCGGGTCAATACATGGTATCTGCAACAGGTTTATACACCTTTGCTGAAGCGGATAAGGGCAAGACCGTCTATCCGAGCTTTACCTACACCCAAACCATGCCGTCAGCCAAGAAACTTGAACTGACTAACTTAGCGATGGGTAACACGCCGACCTTTAAACTGAAATACCTGACACAGTTCAAAGGCAAAAAAGCCCTGCTGGAACTGGAAAGCGTAACCAGCGGTAAACTGGGCTTGTTCTCAACCAAAAACGACGACTTTTCTGTCCCTGAAATCGACTTCACGGCGCAAACCGATGAAGCGGGCTTTAAAGTCGGCACGTTGTGGATTCAAGAGTAATCCGTCAGACCGTCCGAAAGGGCGGTCTTTTTATTTGACCTGAACCAAGGAAACAAAAATGACAGTACGAATTAAAGGCGTAACCGTTGAACTGAACGGCACAAATTACGTTATCCCACCTATCGCACTTGGCGCGCTGGAGCAGTTGCAAGAACGTATCGGTACGTTTGACGGCAACGTCCAAGACGCAAAACAAATCTCTACCGTTATTGACTGCGCCTATGCCGCCATGTGTCGCAACTATCCCGACATGACGCGCGAAGAAGTCGCCGACTTAATCGACATCGGCAACATGAATGAAGTGTTTGCCGCCGTGATGGACGTTTCGGGTTTGAAACGCAAAGAACAGGAAGCCGCACAAGCGGGGGAAGTTCAGGCGGCGGACTGAGTTTCGGCGCGATGATTGCTCACGTCTGCGCCTCTACGGGGTGGACGTGGGACTACGTCGCCGACAACTTGGATTTGCCGCGCATACAGCATCTGAACGAGTATTGGCGCGAACATCCCCCTGTGCATATCTTGGTCGCCTCGTACATGGGTATCAAGCCGTCGTCGGGCGTTGTACAAAGCGAAGCGGACGAAGCCGAAGCCATCAATATGCTTGGCGGTAACGAACTGTCTGAAGACGAATTTAACGCCTTACTGAAAGCGAAAGGAATCATCTAAATGGGCAATGCGATTTTTCCCACGTTCCCCGGCTTGAAGTGGGGGCGGAAGAAAACGGCGGTGTGGAGTACCGGTACGCAAAAATCAGCGAGCGGTCGAGAACTGCGAACCGCCTACTACACTTACCCGCAATGGCGGTTTTCGCTGTCGTTTGAGGTGCTGCGGACAAAAGCGTCTGTAAACGAATTGGAGCAACTGGCGGGATTCTTTAATGCCCGCAAAGGCAGCTTCGAAAGTTTCCTTTACGAAGACCCGACCGACAACGCGGTAACCGGCCAGCCCATCGGAAACACGGTGCAGGGCGTTACGCGCTATCAGCTTGTCCGTTCGATGGGCGGTTTTATTGAGCCTGTCTTGGCAGTCAAAGAACGACCCGCTGTCAAAGTGGGCGGCGTGGCTTTGACGTACGGACGGGATTACACCGTTACTGACAAAGGTGTCTTGGTTTTCAATACACCGCAAACGCCGGGACGTCCCATTACATGGACGGGCGGTTTTTATTTCCGCGTGAGGTTTACCTCTGATACGGTAGATTTTGAAAACGTTTTGGGCAGCTTGTGGGCAGCCAAAAAGATTGAATTTACGAGCGTCAAGTTATGAAGACAGCGACAAAAGAACTGATTGATTTGCTGCACGGCAGCGATGAATTTCAGATGGCGGATTTATACACCATCACGCTTTCAGGTGGGCAGGTGCTGCGCCATACCAGCGCAGATATGCCCGTCGTTTGGGATGGACAGACCTACGAGGCGCATAAGCTGATTATCAAGCGCGGTGCAACCCGTATCGCTGTCGGCTTAGACGTGGATTCCAATACCCTGCAAATCGCCTCCGACCCCGATTACAGGCTTGAGGGCTTGCAATGGGCTGAAGCTGCTTTGGGTGGCGTGTTAGATGGCGCACGGGTCAAGATAGACCGCGTATTCTTTGGTGTCGGTGCTTCATCTATCGGCAACATGGTGGAGGACGCAACCGCAATCCTAGAGGTGTCGGGCGTGAACCGAACCGAGACCAAAACGCTGCAAGTTCGCGGCGATTTGCCGAATGAGTTTGTTTTGTCATACGACATTGCGCTTGAAAATGCAACGTCAATCTATGGCAAGCCCTATCCGCGCATCGGTGCCGAATTGTCTGTAACCTATACCGACAATTCCATCGGCTATTTTGGCTGCTGGTACGAAGAGGCGGTCAGCGGTAGTACAAAAACACTGTCTGATCGCATTTCGGCAAAACACCAAATCCCCGCAGGTAAGACGGTCAAGGAAATACGCAGCCTGATTTTACAGGCACGATACCAAACGTCTGATTCCATCAGGATTTCAGGCGTTGATTTGCGGTCGGTTGCCGATGTTAACGGCTCTCTTGCCGAACTTCGCCCCGTTGGTGCTGTGAATATCTTTTCCGGTCGTGTTTCGGATGTGTCGGGCAGTAGGTCGTCTGTAAAGGTCGATGTGAAATCCGACATCGAGCTTTTGAACGTTTCCAGTCCACGCAACATTTATCAGGCAGGTTGCATGAGGACGCTCTATGACGAGGGCTGCAAGGTCAACCGTGAGAAATTCACGGTGGACGGTCGCGTAACCGAAAACAGCCAAACAGGCAATGCGCTAAAACACAATCTGACGCAGCCTGACGGGTGGTTCTCGCAGGGCGTGATTAAGTTCACGAGCGGGCGAAACGCAGGCTTGAGCAGGACGGTCAAGGCGCACAACGGCAATACGTTTGAATTTGCCTTGCGCCTGCCCTACCCGCCGCAGGCAGGCGATGTGTTTAAGGTTTATCCCGGTTGCAACAAGCGTCAGGACACCTGTAAAAACAAATTTGACAACGTCGTGCATTTTCGCGGATTCCCGTATATCCCGTCCGCTGACACGGTGGTTTAGAGGTCGTCTGAAATGGATTTAAGAGAACAGATTGTCGAAGAAGCGCGGTCATGGCTTGGTACGCCCTACCATCATTTCGCAATGGTCAAGGGCGCGGGCGTGGATTGCGCCATGCTGCTTGTCGGAGTTTACGGCACGGTCGGTATCGTCCCCGATGACTTCACGCCGCCTAAATATTCCCGCGATTGGCACCTGCACCGCGATACGGAGCGGTATTTAGAGGTCATCGCCAAGTTTTGCAAAGAGACGGACGATCCGAAGCCCGGCGACATCGCTATGTGGAAGTTTGGGCGCACGTTTAGTCATTCCGCCATCTTGGTGGGCGACGGCAAAATTATTCACAGCTACATTGGGCGCGGCGTGGTTTTGGACGACATTAATCAACCCGAACTTGACGGGCGCGAAGTGAAATTTTTTACGTTGGAGGTACTGAATGAACATTGAAGTATCAGCCTACGGGCTGGGCGGTGGTCGCAGTGGCGGCAGTGGCGGCGGCAGTTATGACGACACGGCAATCAAACAGGAATTGGCACGAATCAAGCAGGCAGTGGCAGCCTTGCCGAGCGGCGCGCCGTATGACGACGCCGAAATCAAAAAAGAACTGGAAGCCGTCAAGAAGCAACTTTCCGACCTGCCTAAGGGTGGTGGTGCAACATACGACGACAGCGACTTGCGAAAACAACTTGCCGCCGCCGTGGCGCGTATCGATGAAATTGCTGATACCCGCAAAGAGTATCAGGCGGCGTATATCGCGCGGGCGGACTTCCTGACCAATCCCGCAAACAATGAATTTATGACGGTCAAGTTTAAAAAACCGTTCAGCAAAAAACCGTTTGTCAAAGTGACTTTGGACTTGGTAACCGTACAAGCACGGCTGACCTATCAGGCAAACGCGACGGAAACAGGCTTTGATATTGCAACCAACTACGCAGGCTCTTTGCTTGGCTTGTGGTATGAGGCGCATTTAGTAGATTGATATTTAGAGGTTTTCTATGGGCGGTAAATCATCAACCATTACATCGGCAGAAGAACGGATTTTATCGTTACAGGTGCAACAGTCATCACAAGGGCTTACCCTGCCTGTCATCTACGGCAGAACCCGTGTAGCCGGAAACCTGATTTGGTACGGCGACTTTGTCACCATAGAAAACAAAACCACGACACAGCAAGGCGGCAAAGGCGGCGGCGGTGTGAAGCAAGTCGATATTGCTTACACCTACGAAGCCGCCGTCATGCTTGCTTTATGTGAGGGTGAAATTCAAGGAGTCGGTCGTATTTGGCGTGATAAGGAAAAGTTCGATTCGCTGGCACAATTGCGCCTAACGCTTATGCGCGGCGGCGACGAGCAGCCGTTGTGGACGCATTTGGCGCAGGCGAAGCACCAAAACCAAGCCTTGAACTATTCCGGCACCGCCTACCTGTGCAGCCCAAATTACGAACTGACGAAATCCGCGCAAATCTACCAACACAATTTCGAGGTCATCGGGAAACTGGGCTACTCCGGCAACATTCCCGACGCAAACCCGCGCGAAATTATCCGAGACCTGCTGACAAACCAACGCTACGGCTGCGGATTTCCCGTTGACAGCATTGGCGATACCGACCGATACAGCAACTATTGCCGCGCGGTCGGTATTTTTCTAAGCCCCGCCTACACAGAACAGGGCGAGGCGCAACGGAACATTTCCGAACTGCTGGAGCAGACCAATAGCGCAGCGGTGTTTTCGCAAGGTCGTCTGAAAATCGTCCCCTACGGCGACGGCAATTATTCGGGCAACGGTGCGGTCTATGTTGCCGACAACAAGGCGTTATACGACCTGACCGATGACGATTTTATCGTCTCAGGCGCGGAAGACCCTGTAAGCGTCGAGCGAAAAACCAATGCCGACGCGTTTAATCAAATCCAAGTCGAGTATCTCGACCGTGATAATGACTACAACGTCGCCATCGCTGAAGTGAAAGACCAAGCGAACATCGAGCAGTACGGATTGCGCCCGAAAGAAGCCGTCAAAATGCACGGTATCTGTAACAGCAAGGTCGCGCAAAAAGTAGCCCAGCAACTCTTGCAGCGCGCCCTGTATGTCCGCAATGAATATGAGTTTAAGCTTGGCTGGAAATACTGCCTGCTTGAACCGATGGACATTGTAACCCTGACTGACGCAGGGCTTGGTTTGAATAAAACGCCCGTCCGAATCACGGAAATTGAAGAGGATGAAGAGGGTGTCCTCTCTATCAAGGCAGAAGACTACCCTGTCGGCGTTTACACAACGTCAGAATACCCGACGCAGCCGTCTTTGGGCTATTCGGCAGACTACAACGTTTCGCCGGGTAACGCCCATGTGCCCGTTATTTTCGAAGCACCGTTGCAACTGACAGGCGGTGAACCGCAAATTTGGATGGCAACCGCCGGCGGCGATATGTGGGGCGGTGCGGAAGTGTGGGTATCGACAGACAGCGACAGCTACACCCGCGTCGGTGCGGTCAATCACAAAGCGCGTTTCGGTTCGCTGACGGCTGCTTTGCCAAGCGGTGCGGTTTTCGACCGTACTAATACCCTGAACGTAGAAATTTCCGCAGGTCAGATGACAGGCGGCACGGAGCAGGACAGCCGCGATTTGCTGACGTTGTGCTACGTTGACGGCGAGTTTTTGGCATACGCAAACGCCGAATTAAAAGGCGTGGGTCGTTATACGCTAGGTAATCTGACACGCGGCGCATATGGTTCGGCTATCGACGCCCATGCGGCGGGCAGTAAGTTCGTGCGCATTGACGAAGCATTGTTCAAATATGCCGTCCCGCGTAACTGGATTGGTCGGACTGTTTGGGTCAAACTGGTTTCGTACAACGTTTTCAGTGGCGGCATTCAAGATTTGGCGTCTGTTCCTGCGTATTCCTACACCATCAAGGGCGCGCCGCTTGGGCAAATCCAAAATCTACGCCTGACATCATCTTGGGCATACGGAAAAGAAGCGGTTATCGCTTGGGATAAGCTGGACGGCGCGGATACCTACGACGTGGAAATCTACGCAGGCAACAGCCAACGCCGTTTACGGTCTATCAGCGGTATTGTTGACAACAGCTACACCTACACACAGGCGGATATGAGAGCCGACGGCGGGCAGGTGCGTGATGTTGTTTTTAAAGTTCGCGGTCGAGCCGTTACCGGCAAGACGGGCAACTGGGCGCAAATCTCGGCGCAAAATCCGCAACTGCAAGCATTGCAAGGTATTTCCGTCGATAGCGGTTTGAAGCAGGCGTTTTTTACCTGTCAAAAACCTGCCGAAGAGGATTTCGCGGGCATTATCGTTTGGGTTTCTGAAAACGCAGCCGTACCGACCATCGACGCAAACAAAGTCTATGACGGTGCGGAAACGTTTGTAACCATTGCAAAATGCAACGGCAGCCCGCTGGAGAAAGGGAAGACCTATCATCTACGCGCGGCAGGCTATGACAGTTTCGGCAAAGACGCTCTAAAAGTCAGCAACAGCGTGGCTTTTACCGTCTATGACGTAAATACGACCGACCTATCCGAAAGCAATCTGAATAAGGCTTTGCGCGACAAAATCGCCCTGATAGACGGCAACGGCGCGGGAAGTGTAAACGCACGAATCGCAGCCGAAGCACAGGCACGGGCAGCGGTCGCCCGCACGGCAGAAGACGCAAAAGCCGCAGCGAAAAAAGCCGCAGACGACCTGACTGCAAAAGCCGGCGAACTTGGAAACAAGATAACGGCTGTCGAGCGAGTGAATAACGAACAGGCGCAGCAAATCAGGACGGTTACAGCAGCACAAGGCACGACCGCCGCAGGCTTGGAAGCTGAAAAGAAAGCACGGGCAGACGGCGACAGGGCGGAAGCTGCGGCGCGTGAAACGTTGGCTGGTCGTGTATCTACGGCTGAGGGCAACATCACACGCGAGACACAGGCGCGGGTTACAGCAATTAACGCCCAAACCGCCGCAACGGAAGCCCTGAAAACACGGGTCGGCAATACTGAAAGCAGTATCACAGCATTGCGCGAAACCGTTAATCAGAAAGACAGTGCGAGGGCTTCGGAAATCCAAACGCTGACCGCGAAGATTGACGGTGTTTCGGTCGGTGGCCGCAACTACGCCCTATCGACAGGAACGCCCGGCAAAGTGCTGACCGTGAGCGGGAATAATCAGACTAAAAACGTCACAATCGACGTTTCGTCTGCTTTGGATCTGAAGCAAGGCGACAATCTGATTATCTCGTGCGATATCGAACTGACAAACGCTACATCGCCATACGGTAAACCATACCCGCGAATCGGTGCGGAATTTTCCGTAACCTATGCCGATAACTCTATCGGGTATTTTGCCGCTTGGTACGACGATGCTGTCAGCGGCACGACCAAAACATTGAAGCAGCGGCTTGTTGCCAAGCACACGGTCGCCAAAGAGGTTAAGGCACTGCGTAACATCATCGTTCAAGCACGATACCAAACATCGGAATCTATCAAGGTTTCCAATGTAAAACTGGAACGCGGAACGGTAGCAACCGATTGGACACCCGCCCCTGAAGACAATGACGGTTTGCAGGAAATCCGTAGTACGGTTCAGGTAGTTCAGACGACCTTAACCAAAGCAACGGGCGACATCAAATCGCTTGGCGAACGTATCACGACAGCCCAATCAACCGCTGACGGTAACAAGGCGACGGTACAAGCCCACGCCCGCAGTATCAACGGCTTGGAAGCGCAATACACGGTTAAAGTCGATGTTAACGGCAAGGTAGCGGGCTACGGCTTGGCAACCACGCCGAAAAACGGAACGCCTGAAAGCAAGTTCATCGTGAACGCCGACCGCTTCGGCGTCGGTGCGACCGGGAAAGCCGATATCTTCCCCTTTACGGTAGATACACGGCAAAACCGCGTCGGCGTGAATGGCGAACTGGTGGTGAACGGCAAGGCGATTGTCGATAGGTTGAACGCTGGGGATATTCACGGCGACAAAATCACGACAAATACGCTGAACGCAAACCGCCTGACCGCTGGAAGCGTTACTGCGCGTGAGATGGCGGCGGGTAGTATCACGGCTGAAAAGCTGGCGGCAAACGCTGTTACAGCCAACAAGATGAACGTCAACGAACTGTCGGCGATTTCATCGAATTTGGGCAGTATCAACGGCGGCAGCTTGGATATTGGCGGCGGTAACTTTACCGTAACATCCGGCGGGCTGCTTGAAGCTAGAAATGCTGTCATTCATGGCAGGATTGAAGCGGAATCAGGTTATTTCAACGGCACGGTCAAAGCGTCGCACATTGAGGGCGATGTTTTGCGCCTGCACCGCATGAATAAGATTAATGCCAACACTTGGGAAATTAAAATTCAGGCGGACGAAGTGCCAACGTTGATGCGCCCCGATTTCAAAATCTACACGTCTAATTCGGTTAGATTTGGCTTTGGCGGAGTGCTGAATGGCGGCAAAGCAGGTTATGCAGAACCAGTGGCACGACTCGAATTAAACGGAACCGTAATGCCCAAAACCACGCTGAAAGCATCGGAAATTACGAACGCTGTATTAAACACCGATGCATCAAAAAACTACTTCGTCACAAACGAGAAGCAAATACATTCGTTCAACTGGATGCTACTTCGCCGTGACGCGGTTAATACGATTCGGGTTACTTTGGGCGGGAATGAGACTTTTGATATGGATGTACCAGTATTGATGACTTCATACCTTGCACAAAGCGACCCTGAATATAAGGCGTTAATGGGTGATGTTGAGTGGCGGAAGATTGGCAATCTTTCACGCGGACGGGCAAGTTCCGTTCAGCAGAAAGAAACCAAAATCCCGCTTCCTGACAATATCTACGGCGTTAAGTTCCATTACTCTATCGGCAGTTCTGATAACCGAATGGTTGGTTTGTTCTGGTCGGACAACAACGGTACGGAAACCATCTTGCAACATGGTTATCACGGCAGCCGGCGTGAGGGGTACTACGAGAAAACCAAAGATAACGTCGCAGCTTCATCAAGCATCATCTTGAGACGTGACGGCGCATGGGAAGGCCAGACCGTTGATTTGACCGAAGTTTATGTTTTAGTCGCAGTAAGACGACAATTATAGAAAGGCTCTATTATGGCAAAGCAAATTATCGCAATTTCGCATGAAATCGAAGACGAAAGCACAGGGGCGACCGCAAGCTACCATGTGATTGAGTATGTCAGTATTGACTACAAATCACACGCCGCAAGCGCAACCCTGAATGGCTATGTGTCTAAAAAGGCGTATGAGGCAGGGCGAAACCCGCTTTGTTCGCATACTGTTCCCGTCAACGGCTTACCGGAGGGCGAGGAAGTTTCCCGTGCTTGGATGTATCAGAAAGCCGTTGAGCAGGGGAACGACCAAAGCATCTTTTCAGGTTCTGAACTGATTGAAGCCTAATCTAAATTTGAAACAACGCCCGTGATGATTCACGGGCTTTTTTTATGGGCGGTCGTATGAACGATTTAGAAACAAAAATCAAGATAACCGTCGAAAACGGCACGGCTGCGGGTTTTAATCAGGCAGCAAACGCGGCGTCGAATGCGTCCAAGCAGATTGAAAACGCTATCGGGCAGGTGCGAACACAATTGACACGCAGCTTTTCCGAAATGCAGAAATCGATGGAACGTGCGTTTGATGTTGATATGTCCGATTTTGTCAGCGGGGTCAGCGACGGCAAGGAAAAAGTCAGGGAACTAAACGCCGAACTTTCCAAGACTGGAGACAAGGCAGCTGAAGCGGCTGGCGGGCTGGGTAAAATTGGAACGGTTTTAGCAGGCTTCGCAACGCTGTCATTCGCAAAATCCCTGCTTGATACCGCCGACGCCATGCAGTCGATAAACAGCCAAGTCCGACAAGTCACGTCGTCTGAAACGGAGTATTTAGCCGTACAGCGTCAGCTTTTGGATGTGGTAAACAGCACCCGTGCGTCGCTGGAGTCAACGGCAAGCCTGTATGTATCCACAAGCCGCGCCCTGAAAGACTACGGTTACACGCAACAGGAAATATTGACGTTTACCGAAGCGACCAATAACGCCATGACGATTGGCGGCGTTCAGGCGGAACAGCAAGCCGCCGCGCTTATGCAGTTGTCGCAGGCTTTAGGCAGCGGCGTATTGCAGGGCGACGAATTTAAATCTATTGCTGAAGCAGCCCCTATCCTGCTTGATACCATCGCGGAATATATGGGCAAATCCCGCGCTGAAATCAAAAAGCTGGGCAGCGAGGGCGAACTGACGGCGGATGTGATTTTTAAAGCCATATCCGGCGCGTCTGAAAAATTCAGTGAGCAGGCGGCCAAAATGCCTATGACGATGGGTCAGGCTTTGACGGTGTTCTCGAACAACTGGCAAAGCATGATTTCCAAAATGCTGAACGACAGCGGCGCAATGTCGGGCATCGCGTCCATCATCAAACTAATTGCGGATAATCTTAACTTGGTCGTCCCAATCATGGCGGGCTTTGCGGTTGCTGTTACCGCTGCGACGGCGCAGGTCATCGGCTTAAATGTTGCCATGCTTGCAAACCCATTCGGATTGATTGCGGTTGCCATCGGTGCGGTTATTGGCTTGATTTCTCAATTCGGCGACCAAATCGATGTTTTCGGCGGCGGCTGGTCGAATCTGCTTGATGTGATTCAAGCGGTTTGGCAGGCAATCACGGAAACCATCGGGGCGGCGATTGCGGAAATTAAGGCTTGGTTCGGCGGTGTGACGGACTGGCTGAATGAAAATGTCGGCGGCTGGTCGGTATTGTTTAGTCGTGTCATGTCGGCGATTGCAACGGTGGTCGGTGCATATGTGAACGCCTATATCAACACGTTTGCGACAGGCTGGATGTTGATTAAAGAAGCCGCCAACAATATGCCGCAGTTTTTCGCCAATCTTGGCAAGGCTATCGGCAACGTGTTTATCTCTGCGATTGAGTGGATGGTAAACAGAGCGGTCGGCATGATTAACAGCATGATTGACTACGCCAACAAAGCCGCGTCTATGGTCGGCGTATCGGGCATTGATAAACTAAACAATGTTCAAATCGGGCGCATGGACGACGGCGGGGTGGATGTCGCGATGCCCGCCGCGCCGTGGGCCGAGGCGGTGGCTGTATTGCAGGCCGGTGGTGTCATCGGCCTGCCCACCGAGACCGTCTATG